CTTTCTCATTTGCTATTGCTTCAATTGTCTTAGCTATAGATAACTTTGCGTCGGGCAATATAACCTTCGACAAAGACTCCAAAGTCCTATATGTTTCTTTTGTTAGAGAAACATTTTTGTATTTACTCATGTCTGTCATGCGTGTTCCTTTCATAATTAAAACATTAATATAGGTGATAGTATAGGATTGTCAATGACAAAATTTATTTTATTGATGGTTTTGTGTTCAGGGGTAGCACAAAATGAGTGTAAAGTTATACCCACTAAAGAAAAATTATTTGATGATTACTACGGCTGTATAATTTATGGGTATAGTTATTCACATAGGATATTAACAGAATTTGATCCAGAATGGGTCAATAGTATGGAAGTCTATACAAAATTTTCGTGTAAAGTTGACAAGGTAATTTAATTATGTTAGTGGGTGGTTAATCTTCTCACCATTACCTATCCCACATTTTTTCCCTCTTTGGGATAGGTCTATTTATTCATATCAAACCAGCTGCTTTCCGTCGACGTACTAACAGCCAGCCAAACTCCAGGTTGCTACCTTGCGGTCATCGCTAACGTACAGGGAAATGCCATTGGCAAGATTTGGACGCCCTTGAGCTTTCAAATTTTATTTACACATACAACCATAGAAGTAACCACTTCCATTATTCATAACATGTAAGTTCAGACTACTTGCGTACTCTGTTAACTTTAATCTTAGTATGTCGCACAGATCCATGCAATCTACTTTTACCAACAAAGACATATGTTCCATCATCTGCTTTGTGACAGGAACTAATTGATACAATCCGTCGTTTAGAATTATTAGTTCCATTACTTTTTCTTTTTTCGATTAGGTCTGACATAGTCTCCCGTTCTGTTTCCCCATTCGATTATACTTTTTATACCTGGTGCTTTTAAATCCATGTTTACACCAAAAGATCTCCAAGCTTTTTTTATTAAGTTTAGTTCAAGTAAAAGATTAGACCATTGACCAGGATTGGTACCATCTACTTTTATTGTTATTATTTTTTCTTTCATGTCCTATATATAGGATATCAAAGGATGTTTGTCAACCCTGTCCTTTGTAACGAGTTTGTTTTTTTTGACGTTTTTCTGACTTATTTTTATTTTTTTTATGTTGACGAGCACCTCTTTTTTTAGGTTTATCACGGGGTGTAAAGAACTTAAAACTTTGTCTAGCCATCTTTCCATTCTTTTACAAAAGGTTCTGCGTTTTTTGGTTTTGCAATGTGTGGTAGATAACTTATCTTACCATTTATATGTTGTTGTAAATCTGATCCACAATTCATACATCTATATAGTTCAGGAGTTAGACCAACTAACATCGTATACTCATCACACGTTGGACATTTACCATTTACAATCTCTGCTGATACCTTTACCATACTAATCTTCTATAATCTTTTTGATCGTTTTACTACCATCGATATTAGACTCGAGTTCTGCCTTTACTTTTCCACATTTATAATCAATAGAATCAGTCTTATCACGCTCTGCGACTCTCTTGCCTTTTAAGCAATCACTCATTGCAGGTTGTATTCTGTGTTCCTTTAGTTCTCCTTGAATAAACATACAAAGAGCTACCACTCCTTCGACTATCATACCGTCTTACCCTTGTTAGGCCCTTGCTTTAACACATATTTTTGTGTACCATGCTTGCCAGTTTCAACTTCTTTTTTTAAATTTTTAATAAAGCTCATTTGTTTGGCTTTCTTTTCCATATCATTTAGATATTGTACAACTTTTCTAGTAACTCTTTCCATTTTCTCGTACCTTATCTTTTAATCCTTCAATATCTTCTAATGCTTTATCTAACTGCTCTCTTAAAAATTCTATGTTTACTTTGTTAGTCATATTCATTTCTTGAGTTTCTTCCATCTTCTCGACAGTCTTGTACAAATCTTCAATTAAAAAATGTTGTTCCTGATCCGTAGGGACTTGCTCACTTTTTTTAAGCAAATCATTCTCAAACAACTCACGTGAAGTCTCTAACGATACTAACCTCGCCGTCAGCTCTGTATATCCAAGTACACCCATTCCAACTAAAATTATTAGTGATGCTACCGTCTTCATAGGCATCTGCACAGCTGCAGACTCTGATATGTTTAGTGGTTTATTGGACACTTGGTCCCCCACATAAAGCTAATACTACTAACATTATTATCAATAAACCTGTTGCATAATAATTCATAACAATACCTCATTTTTTCTTTTCCTCAATTTCATAGAAGAACTTATCAGTATCTTCTGTTTTCCATGCGCCGGTATCTTCTACATTCCATTCTGAAGTTTGTACTTTCCAGTCAGGAATGTTGTCCTTCACAGTAAACGAAGGCAGATCCCATATACATCTGTTGTTTGGTTGTGCTGCATAGTTGCCGTTATTTAACGCAATTATGTGTGCGCACTTATGCTCATGCGGTATTTCTGAATGATCAGAGTTCAGTATATTAGCATCTGGATGACCCCAGTCAACGGTAAATAAGTATTTACCATGGTGCCATTTCTTGTCTTTTCCTATGTATTTGCCGGATGAAGCTGTTAAAATATCCCAAGTAGTAATAGCAGGATAATAACTGAAAGAATTCCAAAGCTCCAATTCATCCAAACGTTGTTCGGGGACTCGTGATCTTTCAAATCCTCGCTGAATAAACGCGCTAATTGGCAGGCGATAAAATACTGCACCGTTCTCCATGATCGCGTGAAATAAGATAGCGCGACCTGTAAGTGATGTAATACCGAAGATGATACAGTCTTCAACTTCTCCCACATGTCTGGTAAGGTCATATAAATACTCCTTTTTTATTTGCGCGTATTGTACAGGAATATTAGCATTTAAGTAAGACATATTTTATCATTTTATTTGGCCCCAATTAGGGCCTGATTCATAATCTACCTTGTTAGGTACTTCTAAGTCAACAGCATTTTCCATGATATCTTTTATCTTTTGTGCATGCTCAGGACTCTCAACAGATATATCAAGTTCATCATGTACTTGTATATGCGGTATGATACCCTCTCTATATAAACTTATCATAGCTTTTTTTGTCATGTCAGCTGCTGATCCTTGTATTAATTTGTTTAATGCTTTGTATGTATAAGCTCGCTTGATCCCTGGTCCGTGTTCCAAGAGCGCTTGATCGTGTGGCAATGCCTTATGTATACCAAATTGATTAGGTTCCCATAAATGGAAACGACAAAGTCGACCTAGTAATGTACGTATTCGACCGGAATCTTGCGCACGTTGCATGACATTGTCCATCAGTTGTTTTACAAACGGTACTCTATTGTGATACTGTCTAAACAGACTATCTGATACATCCTTAGATACACCGAGTTCTGCCTGTAATTTATTCTTACCCATACCATAGAACAGGCCAAGATTTATGGTCTTAGCCTGCGATCTAGGTATCTCTGCCATATCAGCAACGATCGTATGAAAATCCGCGTCCCCCTCATGATACGCGTCCAATACATCGCCCACTCCATAGAGATTCTGTAAAGCTGCATAATGCACTACCAGCCTAGGCTCTTGCTGAGAATAGTCAAAACAACCCCATGTATGGCCCTCCTCGGGCACAAATAACGCCCTGATCCGTGGTCCAAGGTCTTTGTTCCTAGCTGGAATTTGCTGTAAATTTGGGTTTGAGTACGAGAATCTGCCTGTCACAGTTCCGCCATTATCTGATCTAAGTTGGTTAATATCAGCATGAATTCTACCCTTGTGAGAATGCTTCAGTATGGTATCAATAAAAGTGGTATGGGCTTTGTTTATTTCACGGGCCTGGGCAATTAGTTTCACTGTTGGGTGGGGGTGATTCTGTAAAAAATTTTTAGTAAAGGAAGGTGCCGATGTTTTCTCAGTTCTATCATAGTCTAGTTTCAATTTATCAAACACTTGTGCGATCGATCGTGCAGCCCATATTTGAGTATCTACTCCTGTTTCTTTTTTTACTGTTTGGATTAACGTGGCTTCTTGTTGCGATAGCTCTTGCTTCATTGTATGAGCTTTTTGAACGTCCACTTTCACGCCAAGAAATTTCATCGCTACCAGACAAGGAAACAATTCGGTCTCCATATCAAAAATAGATTGTATATCTTGGTGTAATATTTCTTTTTTAAGTTCTTGCCATAACTCTAACGTTATCTCTGCATCTTTTTCTGCATAGGAACCTACATAAATGGCAGGTAGTTTATACATTTCTGCCTTGGCGTCAACACCCCAATCTTTAGCTGCAGCATATAAATCGCTTTCACTTTTTGTCTTGCCGGTGTATCGTTTAGCACAGCTGTTTAAGTCATAGCGCATTTGATTTTCATCAACTAGGGCCGAAGCAATCATCGTGTCCACAATTTTACCGCTAACACTTAGACCAAGCGCTTGAATCCAACACACGTCATACATGGCGTTGTGAAATATTTTATCTGCAGGTGTATCTAATACACCTTGAAACCATTTTAAAACTTTTTTACGATCCATATTACCACCACCTTCATGAGCGATAGGATAGTATCCTGACCAGCCTGTAACAGCCACAGCTATTCCTACAACATCACCTCTACCAACTACAGATCCTGACCCCATCTTCATTAGGTCTGGGTCTTTAGTTTCTAAGTCTATTGCAATTTCATCATACTTAGATAGGTCTGGAAAATTTTCCGGTGGTAGCCATTCGGTTTGTGGTTTGAACAAAGGTATCTGCATGTCATTTTTTCCTTTTCTCGTATATGTGGTTGGTTTCTATTGTTTTATTTAATGTGTCTTTGTTACTAAATGCATATAAAGCTGCATCATGGTCTTGTGGAAACACTTCCCAAGAAACTAGTCTGGGGTATATTTCTAATTCAAATAGATGTTTATCAATCTCTATTGTTTTTTTAATAATACTTTTACTCGGCATAATCTCTTTCTAATATCATTTCTAAATAGTGTATTGCTTTCTCAATGTCTTGTCTTTTTCCTTTTGATTGGTGTCTGCAAATATATTTTATAGCATTGCCCTCCGCAAATAATAATTTATTCTCATTAATAAATTCTGCAGGTTGTATTTTCATGTTTCGGTAGTGTTTACCGCCTACCTGGTTATCTAAAGAATCATAAACTGATTTCTTAAATATTTCACTGTTGGTCATAGTATGTATCCTTTCTCATATTTCTTTGGTTCTATTATGTGTAAATTTTCTTTTGTTCGTGTTGCACCTACATAAAATAATCTATTCTCGTCGTCAGGATTTCTCTCATAACTTCGCATAGTATTTTCTGTAAGATCTGTTAGCAGTACAACGTTAGTTGCTTCACCACCTTTAGCCGCATGTATCGTAGATAATTCTATTCTAGGTTTTTCGTTTAGTTTTTCGCCATTCTTTCTCATCTTACGTAGGTAGTTTACCTTAGTCTGACCTGCGTTGTCAAATGCTTCATACCAAACTGTCTTAACTTGTAGACCATAATCTTTTACGAGTTGATCCATTCCATAAAAAGATCCTTTGGCCATACCTTTTATTTTTTTAGCGTGCCAGTGTTTAGGACCTATAAACTTAATCATGTTTTCTATTTCTTTATAAGACACTAACTGTCCTTGTCGTAAATGCTCCCATGATGTAGCTGCTTGATGTAATTCTTTTTCACTGCTTCGTTTGTATCTGTTTTCATAATATAATCCTTGTCTATACAAAGATTCTTCTATGTCTGTTAACATATGTCTTGTTCTACTTAACACTAGCCAATCACCTGTTGACATGTCTATACTTTCTATATCAAAATGTCTGTGTAGTAGTCCTTGACTAACTCTAGGTTGCCATGTTTTATCTATTCTATTTCTAATTTTATTTATTATACCCATGGCTAGTCCATGTACTTTAGCAGGTATTCTATAAGACTGTGTTAGTGGTAAGTATTGTCCTTCTAACGTTATAAAAGAATCTACGTCTGCACCAGCCCATCTAAATATTGCTTGGTCATCATCACCTGCAATAAAAGAATCTTTTGTTTTATTCCAAATAGATCGTGTCATGTCCCATTGCATTAATGATAAATCTTGAGCTTCATCTATAAATACTACATCAAACTTTGGTGACTTATCTGATTTTGTAAAATCTAAAATCATGTCGTTAAAATCTATTAAGTTATATTCTTTTTTATATCTTGCTAACTCGTTATGTATAATTCTAAGTTGATCTCTTTCCAGGTCCTGCGTGTGTTCTTGTAAATCAAACTGTTGTTCTGGTGTAATGTTACGTAGTTGTGCTAGTTGTATAATTCTTAGATACTCACTATCAGATGTAAAAATACCACCCTGGTCTTCTTGATAGTCAGCGTATGTTACAGGAAAACCTAATTTATTACCTAGATCTTTGTAGTGCCTGGGCTGCATAACTTGATCTTTTTTTAATCCTAACTTTCTAAATGCTAGCGAGTGTAGTGTTCTAAAGTATGGAAGATCATCTTCTGTTAAATTAAATTTTTTAATTGCTCTGTCTCTTGCTTCGTGCGCAGCTTTC